GTCGGTCAATGCTGCCGTGTATTGATATTTATTAGTGCAATATTCTACTAATTGTGCATTACTCATTGGCCAACCACTCCATATATTAGAAATATTATCGTTTAAAAGAAAGAATGTCCAATGATATTCAGGAGTACCGTATAGTCTTTGGGATAAAGCATCTGGTCTTTCCCCTTCCATTACCGTTACCTTATCATAATATCCGAGATTATTAATTAAAGTATCTTTTATCTTTACCCTATTAGTAAGATTACAAAGATTATCGACTACTCCTTTGCCGTCTATGTCTATGTTTATTTTATTATACTCTGCAAAATAACTCATCTTAGTACCCGTCTATTACGTCGGTATCGTAAATTGGTCGAATTTCTTGTAATCCTAATGATATATTCATCTCTACTGGTTGTTTAGTTCCTTTAAAACGTGCCTGAACAGTTGGACTGTATGATGTCGTACAAGTAGTGACTACTAAAGGAGGAAGTTGAATCATATCTTTTATACCGTGAAAAGATACTATACATGTAGATGGTACTTGAATGGTTATATCCGATTCTTTATGAGCGTGCATATTACTTCTAAAGGATTTAATGATATCTCTACATTCATCTGATTCGTCTGGGGTATCTGGAAGAAATTTAAATTCAAAATTAAAATTTCTGAGAGGGGTACTTTTAAATCTTAAGTATTCATTAGGATTTAACGTTTTACCCCTAAGAATTTCTGCTTCACCTTTAATAGCATCTGCCATAGTAGCACCAAGTATAGTTCCAGCAATCTTTCCACCACCAGCCTTATCTGCTGCAATACCACCTATCCATGCCGCAGCAGAAACTCCAAGAGTAGCAACATCTGAAGCCGATTGATTGTCTAAGTAAGTACCTACACCTTTTTCTACAATCCCCTCAACCATTGATGCTAATTTTCTTGTATCTTCGTGATATGAAACGGTATCTGCAATTGATATTCCAGGTGTCATATAAAGAACAATTGTATCCCCAAGATATTTTTTTGGTCTCCAACTTTTATATACATTTTTAAACGCTTCTCCAGCTTTTTGAGCTAAATTTTGCATCATCTTGTCTTCTGCACCGATTACCGTCTTGGCAGTTGTCTTAACGTCATCAGCAATCTGGGCGACCACACTATCCTCTCCACTTACCTTCTTGGATACATAGTTTTCAAGTTGATTGGCCATGTCAAGAAATGTGTTAGAAAGTGTTGAATCATCTCCTTTATTATGGTCAATTTTAATAAACTCAAACATAATAAATGGTTCTGAATTATCGCCTGATTCTAGTTTATCCAAACGAGTCATTCTATCATCTGCAGCACCTCTATCTACATCTAATATTCCAACCATCTCATCACCTTCTTTATTCACATTATCAAAATACTCTTGACTTGAATTCCAATTGTATATTCCTTTTGATAATCCTTGGCCATGATATTTTGGATATGAATAAAATCCAGCATTTTGTTGCCATTCTTTTCGTTTTTGGGCTGCAGCATTAATATCTGATTGATGAGCTGAGTTATGGTGTGACATAATTTTTTCCTTGTTATATGAACGTTATACCTTTATTTATAATGATAAATAGAGATATGAGAAAAACATATAAAGGAAAATATAAATTAAAACGCCCAGAAAAGTATATGGGGGATAGAAATAATGTCGTGTATAGGTCATTATGGGAAAGAAATACGTTTAGATTCTTAGAAAAAAGACCTTGGGTGAAGTGGTGGAACTCCGAGGGAACTATTATAGGGTATGTATGTTCAACTGATAGAAAGGTACATAGGTATTTTGTTGATTTAACTATAAGAACCGTAACTGGGGATACCTACTTAGTGGAAATCAAACCACTATCCCAAACCAAACCCCCCAAAAGAAAAAACTTGAAAGAAGCATTAACTTATATGAAGAATACTTCTAAGTGGGATGCTGCGAGGAAGTTCTGTGATGACCGACCCGGCTATAAGTTCCTTATATGGACAGAGAGAGAACTCGAAACTATGGGTATCAAAACAATGACATATAAGTTTAAATTCTCTAAGACCAAAGTAGGAAAATCATTAAAGAAACGTTATAAATAAGAGTATGTTAAATAGAAAAAGTAGTTTATAATGGCAGATTCATTATTCGATAAATTAGAGGCGGAAGCTTTCAGACGAGGACTTACCAAACGTTCTAAGGAATCTATGGATTGGTTCAGGAAAAAGGTAGGGAATATGTCCAAGATTCCAAAGAAGAAGATGATTAAAGACCCTCGTCTAGTCAAGAAATCAGTTCCAAGAGTCGGGGAAATGTATATGTATCATTACGACCCGAAGTTAAAGAAGACGTTACCTTATTACGATACCTTCCCCCTATCAATTATGGTGAAGAAAGCACCTGGCGGATTCTATGGTATGAATTTACATTATCTACCATTAAAACATCGTGCAATATTTTTAGATAATCTTGTAGAAATTGCGAATAATAAAAAATTTGACGAAACTACCAGACTAAAATTAAGTTATGGTTTAATAAAAGGGGCACAAAAATATAAATACTTCAGACCGTGTTTTAAACATTATCTGTCAGACCACGTTACTTCTAATATAATGAAAGTAGATGCTTCTGAATGGGATATTGCAATCTTTCTACCAATCGAATCATTTAAGAAGGCAAGGAAGAGTACAGTTTGGACAAAATCTAGAGGGAAATACTAATGCCAATACCAGCGGGAATAGATAATTTAAAAGCAACCATAACAAGAAGAGGTGGTATAGCAAGGGGAAATCGATTTGCAATATATATGACTCACCCCAATACTACCATGAATTCTTTATTAAATCTCGACAAGAATCAAGCCATTGATTTAAATAACTGGAATGAGAGAATGGGTGAAATAGGAAAACACGATTCACGAGATATGTATCTGTTATGTGAATCCGTACAATTACCGGGAAAACGTATTGTGGCAATGGCACAACCAGTAACCCACTTCACAGCAGATAAACCATATTCTATGTTAGTAGATGATATTACATTTACATTTCTTTTAACTAACGATTATCATGTAAGAAGGTATTTTGATTTATGGCAACACATGATTATTGACAGTAAAGAATTAAGTGCTGGAAGTACCTTCGAAACACAATATAAATCACACTATTGTAAGGATGTAATTATTCAACAATTATCTGCAAACGAAGATGATGCTCCTGTATATACTGTATTATTACAGGATGCATGGCCTCGAGCAATTGGCCCTATTGACTTATCTAATACAAGTGAGAATTCCTTGTTGAATATGACAGTAACAATGGCATATACTACATGGTTTGATTTAACTGACTCGGAAGCTGGTTCAGAAGTAACTAATAGAATAGAGGAATTAACAACAGCAACGAGAAAATAATTTAATAACAATGGAGAAATAATGATGCTACCAAAAATAGCAACCCCAAAGTATGATATGATTGTACCCTCAACAGGGGAAAAAGTAACATACCGACCTTATTTGATTAAGGAAGAAAAGATTCTGATGATTGCATTAGAATCAGAAGATGATGCCCAAATTGAACAGGCAATCTTAGATATATTAACTGCGTGTTTTGTTATGAAAACAAAACCATCTGAACTTACGGTTTTTGATGTAGAGTATATGTTTTTAATGTTAAGAAGTGTTTCGGTTGGTGAAACAGTTCAATTAACACCGAAATGTACTAAATGTGAAGAACCCGGCGAAGTTTCTATTGACTTATCTAAGGTTGAAGTTAAGGGTTTAAAGAAAGGACAGGAGTTAAATAAACAAATTAAACTATCTGATGATTTGACAGTTGATATGCATTATCCAAGAGTGGGTGATGCAATACAGGCCGACACAGGAACGGATACTATTCTGGGAACTGTTGCGAAATGTTTAGATACAATATATTATGGTGAAGATACATATAATCTCGTAGATTCTTCTGAAGAAGAAGTAGTAGATTTTATAGAAAATTTAAATACCCATCAGTTCCAGAAGATTGCAGAAATTTTAACCGAAGCACCGTATGTTGGTAAAAATCTGAAATGGAAGTGTGAGGAATGTGGGGAACAAAACGATATAGAATTGAAAGGGTTAACTGATTTTTTTTAGTAGCCCTTTCCCATGACTCATTGAAGTCACACTATAAAGTTAATTTAGATTTAATGTATCACCATAAATTTAGTTTAAGAGAGTTAGACGAGATGATACCTTGGGAGAGGGAAATATACTTGTCAATGCTTGTAAATAAATTAAAACAGGAAAGAGATGCCAGAAAATAAACTTGAAAAATCAATTAATGCGTTAAATCAAACACTCAGGGATGAACAGAAAGCTCAACGCCAAAGTAACCTAGAAAAAGATAAAGGCCAAGAAGGAAGTATGCTTGGAATGTTAAAGCAACCAAGTGTTGCAGCACCTGCTGGACTAGCATCACGAGGTATGGCGAGTGCTGGTTTAAGAGGTGCCAAAGGTGTGATAGGTGGTGTTAGAGGTGCCAAAGGTATGATGGGTAGTATTGCTGGTGGTGGTGCAGTTGGAGGTTTAGCAGCTGCAGTGGGTTTGAGAGGTCTATTGGGGAGTTTGGGCAAGAAGAAAGGCACTAAAGAAGACAAGACTATAGTAAAACTGTTCAAATTGTTCTCTGG